GGTGCTGCCCACCAACGGCACGAAACTGATCGAGATCGTGCGCAATACCGCTGGCACCAAGCGCTCGGTGCGCTTGGTCAACCGCGAGATTCTGGACTCCCAGGCCCCCAACTGGCACAACATCACCGGGGCGACCGAAATCCTGCATTTCATGTACGACCCGCGGGACCCAAAAGTCTTCTACGTGTACCCGCCTGCGGCTGCCTCTGGCGCATCGCTGGATGCTGTGTATGCGGCGCTTCCCACCGACTTGACCGAGCCTGCTGACGGCGCTCTGTATACCGCTGTGAGCGGCAACATCAGCGTGCCGGACATCTACGGCAACGTGATCCAGGACTACGTCTTGTACCGCGCCTACAGCAAGGACAGCGAGTACGCGGGCAACGCCGCCCGAGCCCAGGCTCACTACGGTGCGTTTGCCAACGCGCTCGGCGTCGAGATGAAGGCGACCGTCAACTTCCAGCCCAGCTCGGTGGCGAACCCCAACCGCTCGATGGCAGCGCCTGCTGCGTGAGGCTAAGCCATGGCTGAAAGAATCAAACTGGTTCAGGGGGATAACCTCCCCTACATCAAGCTGACGCTTACCGACCCGCTTACGGGGGTGCCAATCAACCTGTCTGACGCCGAAGTCGTGGTTCGCGTGTACTTCCGTGAGGCGGGCAGCGAAACAATTCTGTCTACGATCACCTGTGAAAAGGTGAGCGGGGGCACTGGTGGCCAGGTGCGATTCAATTTCGCCGATGGCGTGCTCGACGTTGAGCCAGGCCCGTACGAGGGTGAAGTCGAGGTCGACTTCGATGGTCAAACACAGACCGTCTACGAAGTCTTGAAGTTCAACGTCCGTTCTCAATTTGCATAAGGAGTAAATCATGTCCGCAATGTCAGACTTTCTGGAAAACAAGATCATTGACCAACTGTTCCGTGGTCAAACCGCACCAACGACCACCACGCTGTATGTGGGTCTGTTGACCACTGCTCCCTCCGACACCGGTGGTGGCACTGAGGCGAGTGGCGGCTCTTATGCTCGCGTCACAGTGACCTCGTCGCTGGCCAACTGGGCGGGTACGCAGTCCGCAGGCTCCACCACCGCCTCGTCTGGCACCGGCGGCCAGACCAGCAACAACGCTGCCATAACGTTCCCAACGCCCTCCGCTGGCTGGGGTACGGTCACGCACTTCGGCATCTACGACGCTGCGACCGGCGGCAACCTGCTGTTCTGGGGCGCACTGACCATCTCCAAGACGATCAACCAGGCTGACACGGTCACGTTCCCTGCTGCTTCGCTGTCGATCACGTTCGCCTAATGCGGCCCTGGGATGCAGCTCAATGGGTCGTTGCTCAACCAGCTCGCTCTCAACGCAGCGTCTGGTGAACTCAAGAACCTAGCCGCGACGGTCAACGTCGCGGCTAGCACGTCTGCATCCCTGTCGAAGTCGCCGCGCCTTGCTGGCGTCATTACCGGCGCGGCGAGTCCGGTCGCATCCGCATCCCTCACAAAGCGCCTCGCCTTCTCAGGCGGCGCAATCATTGCGACCGTGGCCAACTTCATCGTTGGCTACAAGATCGCCTCGAGCCGAACAGCCACGGCAACCGTCGCCGCGAACGTCTCGCTTGGGTTCAAGCTTGCGTCCAGCAGAACGGTCACGGCGGTTGTGTCTGGAGCGCTCGCCAAGACCTCGCGCCAGTCGGCTTCGGTGTCGGCGTCCGAGGTTACGTCAGGAGTCCTGGGCAAGACCAACAACGCCGCTTCCGCGATCTCCGCGTCCGCTGTGGCGTCTGCTGCGGTCAGTAAATCGAGCCGCATGGCTGCCGCTGTCGCTTCGGCTGGCACCACCTCCGCGGCGCTCTCCAAATCGACCAGCTTGGCAGTTGTGGTATCCGCGGCTGCGACAGCTAGTGCTTCGCTCAGCAAGAACATCGCCATTGCGGGGACCATCTCCGCCTCCGCCGCAGTGTCCGCCGCGGTCAGCAAGTCGAGCCGCATGGCTGCCGCTGTCGCTTCGGCTGGCACCACCTCCGCGGCGCTCTCCAAGTCAAGCACGCAGGCCGGGGCGGTCTCCACGAGCGCGTCTACAGCCGCGTACGCTACGGCGGCCTGGCAGCTTGCAAGCGCGGTGTCCGTACCGACGTCTGCATCCGGGGCGCTCGGCAAGACCAGCAGGCAGTCAGCCTCCGCATCGGTTGGCGGCGTCACCGTTGGCGCTGCGGGCTTGACCAAGTCCTTGGGCATCCTGGCATCTGCAACCGCAACGACGAGCGCCACATCGAGCGTCATCAAGGTGGCAAGCGGCACCGCAAACGCAACTGCGACCACCTCCGGGCTTGCAAGCCTGAACAACCCGCTGGTCGCTGTAGGTGTCGTTGCAACGGCTCAGACCGCAGGCGCTGCGGCCATCACGAAGAACATCGCGTTCGCAGGTAACGCGACTGCGTTCACATCCTCGGACGCCAGCGTCTCGAAGATCATGGCTGTTGGGGCTGTTGCGACAGCCAGCACAGCCGGTGCTGCGAGCATCATCAAGTCTATCGACGCCGCGGGCAACGCGACCGTCACGCCGCAGGCCTTGGCGGACGTCACAAAGAACATCGCGTTCGTGGGCGGCGTGACCGCAGCTACGACTTCGAGCGCAAGCGTCTCAAAGATCATGGCTGTAGGGGCCACTGCGACAGCCAGCACAGTGAGTGCTGCGGACATCACGAAGTCAATTGAGGGTGCTGGCGATGCGACCGCCTTGACGACCTCGAGCGCGGGCATCACAAAGGTCATGAACGCTGCGGGCGACGTCACGATGCTCGTGGAGGCCGCCCCGGTGGACCTCGTCAAGAACATGAACTTTGTGGCCCAGGCCGTTGCCACCACGGTCGGCGAGTCGTCCATCACCAAGTCCATGGATGTGCAGGCCCAGGCCGTCGCTACAACCGCCGGTACTGCTGCGGTCGTCAAGGGCGTTGCGTTTGCTGGGGTCACGGGAGCCACGACTGTTGCGGTGCTGGGCATCCAGAAGCGATTGGCCGCGGAGGCACTTTGCGCAGCCTCCGTTGCGGGCACCACGCTGTCTGTGTTCAAGCGCATGTCGGGCGCGGGCGACGAGGTCACTGACGTTGTCGCAGAGCTCGCAATCACGGTCAGCTTCGAGGGCATGCTCGAGTCGTTTGCGCTCAGCGCCACGACACTACACATCACCAAGATTTCCGAAGGCTATTTGGCTGCGGCATCTGTCGTCGCAGGCAACCTGCGACGCCTGTACGTCTACAATGGAGTGTCGGCTAAGGCGGAGGTTAGCTCCTTGGCCTCGAGTGCGCAGGTTGATTACATCGCCATGCAGTTCGAGGTCGAAGAGGTCGAGTCTTCAGCCGCCGTGCAGACCCTAAGCGTCGAGGCAGGAGCTAACGCCCCCGTCGTTGCGGCTGAAGTCGTAGGTGGCATTTCACTCCAGGCCGAACTCGAGTCGGTTGAATTTAGGAGGGCGGCGTAATGCCAGTCTTGTACGCGAATAACGCAGCCTCACGGCTTGCCGCATCTATCACGAACGTTGCCACCAGCTTTTCGGTGACGGCGGGCCACGGTGCGAAGTTTCCTGCCATCTCGGGCGGGGACTATTTCTACGCCACGCTGATGGACTCAGCGGGCAACCTCGAGGTTGTGAAGGTCACGGCGCGAGCCACCGACACGTTTACTGTTGCCCGTGCCCAGGAGGGCACGACAGCCCGCGCATACGCGGTCAACGACATCGTCGAGTTGCGCATCACCAAGCTGATGCTGGATGACTTTAAGACGGATACACGCACCGGCAACTTCGTTGGCCAACTCTTCGGCGCGGCAACTGGTGCGCCTGACGCATGGATTTGGTCTGTGAGTCCAGCCAACCCGACATGGGGCATCTTCTACAACGAGGGGACTCCTGACGCCATTGAGTTCAAGGCGTCAGGTTCGACTACAGCGTCGATCTTTTTGGACACCGGCGCGGCTACCTTTGGAAGCACCGTCACAGCGCCGACATTCTCGGGCGCTTTGAGCGGCAACGCCTCCACGGCCACCAACGTAGCGTATAGCGGGTTGACAGGTACCGTTCCGACATGGAACCAGAACACCACTGGCAACGCGGCCACAGCTACGTCAAGTCCACTACTTTCTGCGCTCGGAAGCTACGTTTGGTCTCAAAGCACGCTTCCTACAAGCTATTCAGCGGGTGTTCAAGCTGCATTTGTTGGCCCCGCAGCGGGTGAGGGGTCTTGGCAGAACTACGGCTCTGTGATGACCATGCGAACGTATTCGGGCGGCGGGGGATCGCTGCAACTGTACGTCCCTTACGGGCCGAGTAATGGAGGCACAGGCCTTCAGGTTCGTTTTGGCGATTACAACGTATCCAGCGGCAACGCTTGGACTGCGTGGAAAACGCTTCTGGCGAGCGACAACTTCAACAGCTACTCCCCCACTCTGACTGGCACGGGTGCTTCGGGTAGCTGGGGTATCTCGATCACAGGCACTGCTGCTGTTTCTACGGCGGCGACCATCACCACTTCCGCTACCGCAAGTGCGTTCAAGGTTCCGTTCGCCAACACTACTGTCAGCACCACGGGCAACTACGGGCTCTTGCAGGACAGTGAAGCCACGTTCACTTACAACCCAAGCACGAACACACTGGTTGTTGGCACGGTGTCCGGCGCACTGAGCGGGAACGCAACGACAGCCACCACGCTACAAACAGGTCGAACCATCGCGCTCACGGGCGATGTGGCCTACACCTCGGGCAGCTTCAACGGCTCGGCCAACGTAACTGGCACGGCGACACTGGCTGCCAGTGGTGTGACGGCTGGCAGCTACACCAACGCCAGCATTACGGTCGATGCGAAGGGCCGCGTCACCGCAGCATCAAACGGATCGGGTGGGGGCGTCACCAGCTTCAACACCCGCACGGGTGCGGTAACTCTCACTTCGGGTGATGTGACAACAGCGCTTACCTTCACGCCCTACAACAGCACCAACCCCAGCGGGTATATCACTAGCTCGGCACTCGCCAGCTACCTACCTCTAAGCGGCGGCACCCTTTCCGGCGCGCTTGCAGTTGGTGGCGATCTTTCTGCTACTGGAATCATCTACACCCGCGCCGCCAACAATACGATGGCGCTTAACGACAGCTCCGCTAACTTAGAGGTGCGAAACGTCGTTAGCGCCACAAGTGACAGCGGCATGGCGATGATTAGTTTCCATTGCCAGGGCACCTACGGTCTCAAGATGGGTCTGCGGGCCGACGGGTATTTCGGCATTGGTGGCTGGAGCGCCAACGCTTGGCGCTGGTACATCAACGCTAATAACGGTGACATGGTCGCCGCAGGCAACGTGACCGCCTACTCCGACGAACGCCTGAAGAAAGACTGGGCCGCGCTGCCCGTCGACTTCATCGAGCGCCTAGCCGCCGTGAAGAGTGGCACATACACCCGCATAGACACCAACGAGCGCCAGGCGGGTTCCTCCGCGCAGGACTGGCAGGGCTTGCTGCCGGAAGTGGTCATGGCTGGCGCTGATGATGACAAGACCTTATCACTGGCCTACGGCAACGCAGCACTGGTGTCCGCGGTCGAGCTCGCAAAGCGCGTGGTGCGCCTGGAAAAGATTATTGAAAAACTGATCGGAGATTGAGATGGCTGAACAGGTGGAAGTATCACACCGAGAAATCTACGACCGACTGTTAGCCGTTGAGCACAAGGTCGACAGGATCGACAAGGCAACCGCGGACGTCGTCGCGGCGTTCGGCGCTGCGCAGGGCGCGTTCACCGTGCTCGAGTGGCTGGGCAAGCTCGCCAAACCCATTCTGTGGGTCGGGGGTGTGATTACCGCGGTCGGCATTATTTGGCAGAACTTCCGTGTGAAGTAAGGGGTTGCGGTATGGAACCCATCACGATAGCCCTAACAGCGATGGCCGCCGTCCAAAAGACGGTGTCCCTGATAAAGCAGGCGTCCAAAACCGCGGACGACGTGCGAAGCCTAGGGCCTCTGCTGGGCAGGTACTTCGAGCAAAAGCATGAAGTCTCCAAGGCGCTGAAAGACGCAAAGAAAAAGGGCGGCTCCAACATGGGGCAGGCCGTTCAGATCGAGCTCGACCTCAAGGCCCAGCGCGACTTCGAGGAGCAGGTAAAAGGCCTGTTCTTCCCAAACAACATGGATGTTTGGAACGCCATCATGTTGCGTGCCGCCGAGATGGATAAGCAGGACAAGATTGACGCTCAGATTGCTCGGGACCGGGCACTTCGGGCCAAGCAAGAACGAGAGGAGCTTGTCGAGATTCTGATCGTTGTTGGCGGTGTAATCCTCATCTTCGCGGTTGTCGGCTTCGGTGCGTACTTAGTACTGACGGGGAAGCTGCGATGAGCGAAAAACCTGAGTCCATCATTGACAAGGTGCTGACCTATGTGGACAGCCCATTTAAGCTGTTTGCCGTCCTCGTCATGGGCGTGGTGGCCTTTGCCGGGTACTTTCTTTGGCAGAACCAAGCGTTCATGTTTGACGCTTACAAAGAGTCCAAGAAACTGCCAGAGATCAATGATGCCCGTGCCGACGACGCCAGTTCAATGCTGCTCAAAAAGACGGGTGCAACCGTGGTGGCGGTGTTCAAGGTCAACCCGCTGTTCAACAGTCGGGTGCTATACAAAGCGTACACCAAGGACGGGCGCGACAAGACAATTGAAGACATTGATGTGGGTCTGTTCAGTCAGAACACGGCTAACAACTCAGATGTGGTCAAGCTGATGACCAACGAGATTCCTTGCGGGGACTACCGCTACGCTCAGTCTGAGGTGGGGCTTTGGTATCTGGAAAAAGGCGTGACGTTTACCTGCCGGATAAGTGTTCCACCTGACTCACATCGTTTCGTAGGACAGGTCACGGTAGGTTGGGCAGAGCCGCCGCAAGACATCCAACAAGTAAAATTCATGCTGGAGATCGCCAGCGCAATGCTAACTAAAAGGGGTAATTGATATGGATTGGCTTAAACAAATCGCACCTACCATCGCTACGGCGATGGGTGGCCCACTGGCAGGCATGGCTGTGTCGGCCATCTCCAAGGCCATTGGGGTTGACCCTGATAAGGTGGGAGACATGATCTCCAACAACAAGTTGTCAGCCGAGCAGATCGCACAGGTCAAGATTGCAGAGATTGAGTTGCAAAAGCAGGCGCAGGAACTGGGCCTGAACTTTGAGAAGCTGGAAGTGGAAGACCGTAAGTCAGCTAGGGACATGCAGGCCACCACTCGCAGCCTAATGCCACCCATCTTGGCTGGCGCAGTCACCATCGGCTTCTTTGGCATCATGGTCATGATGTTCTTCAACCAGATCGACAGCGGCAACCCGGCCATCTTGATGATGCTGGGCAGCTTGGGTACTGCGTGGACGGGCATCATTGCCTACTACTTCGGCTCATCTGCTGGTTCCCAGGCCAAGACTGACATTCTCTCAAGGACAGCAAAATGAAAGACAACTTTGACTCCGCGCTTGAAGCCGTCCTTCACCACGAAGGCGGCTACGTTTTTCACAAAGATGATCCAGGCGGCATGACCAACCTAGGCGTGACCAAGAAGGTCTGGGAGGAGTGGGTCGGCCACTCGGTCGACGAGAGCGCCATGCGTGCGTTGACCCCCGAGATCGTGGGCCCGATGTACAAGGCCAAATACTGGGACAAGATCAAGGGTGATGATCTCCCTGCG